CCAATTTGAGGCACTTATAATCTCCATAAATTAAAGGGGGCCATATTTCAGACCCCCGATAATTTTAGTCGATACCGTAGAATGCGGATACCAGAGCTTCTGGACGCAGTACCTTGGCTCCATAAACATGGAGGCCACGCACAATGTCACCAAAGCTGCTTGGATCACGAATTACTTCAGTGTTAACAATAGTCTGAGCAGTACATGTAGAAGACATGTGACCAGCCAAACACTTACCAGCGGCATTAGTAGTCGCTGCAATGTTGTTAGTCTTGTACATGTCAAATCCACGTAGCTTGCCAGAAGATACCAAGCCATTACGGATTGAACCTTGACCAGCGTTGTAATCTACAGACAGGAGCTTAGAGTTGCTTTGTACAAGCTGCTCATAGAACTCTGGATTTGCAAGGAACCAACGGCCTTCTTCAGGAACATTTTGCTCGTCAAGCAGACGGGCCATGTGTGAAAGAACGTCAATTGGATCATGCTCGCCAGAAGCAAAGCCAATGTCAAGATTACCTACACCGTCAAAAGTACCAGCAGCAAGGTCAGTAGCACTGTCAGAACCCAAAATGTGATTTGGGCTTGAAGCAGGAACGCCAGCAAACATAGTAGCGATTACGCCTTCGTCAAATGCATCACGCAGAGAGTAAGCGGCAGAAGATGCAGCTACTTCGCGGAAGTTAACGTGAGACATATTACTCTCAATGTCATCTACGATGAATTTAAAAGCATTCGCAGTATCAACAACCAGAGTTACCTCTTGGTCGGTCAACTTAGTTGAAGTTACGTCCTGACCACGCTCGTACTGATAAACAGTGATGGTAGGTTCTTTGATGATCTTTACAGAATCACCGTAAGCGGAGATCTCCCCGGCATAATCAGTGTTAGTGATTGCCTCGGCTACAGAAGCCTTACGGAAGAAATTCAGTACCGCCTTGCTATAAATAGCAGGTAGGAAGAATGAATTGGTCTGTCCCGCTACGGAGTTCGCAAAGTTAGCATCAGTATCCGTACTCGGCTCAAAATACTGATCGGATTGGTTATAAGCCATTTTTAATTACCTCAATAAAAGACAAATTATTTAACTACTCGTCCTTCACTAATTGCTTGATTAATTTCTTCTTGATATTTATCAAACTCAGTTACGGACATTTTAGCAATTTCCCGTTCAGTCCATATCTTAGGTTGTTTAGTGTCAATGGATTTCGTTTTAGTAGAAACCATATCTGCTGCACTTCCTTTCGATACAGACTTCCTTTTGGTTGGCTGTGCAGTAATATTATTTTCTAGCTTATACAAATCAATTGCTTTACTAGCCAAACCAGCATTATTAGGATTATTATAAATCCAATCTTGAATTTGATCCGGCTGAGCTTTAGCCCATTCATGAAACTTCTCATTGCCACGAATGTCCTCAAAGTCGGGATGCCTTTGACGCAACTCAACTTCAGCTTCTTTTTTGGCTATGTCTGCTTCACGCTGCTTCAGTGAAACTAGCTCTTGGCGTATATCTGCCAGTTGCTGTTCGTTCTGAAAGTGAGCTACGGTTTCTACCGTTTCATACAGATCAGGATTCTTTTTTCTAAAAGCTTCTATTTCTTCAACAGTTTTAGGAGCTTGATACTGAGGAGCATTTATTTTTGCTTCAGCTAACATTTCTTGCTCACGCTGTTTAAATTCAGAAACTTTATTATCATAATGCTTTTTTAGATCGTCATAGCGTTTCTTATAATTTATATCCTTAGACTCTTTTTTTTCAGGGGCTTCAGCTTCTTCGCTGGAGGTGGCCTTAGGAGTCTCTGGTTGAAAGAAAAGACCATCAGCACCCTCTATCTGTCGGGTTTCGCCTTTGTGCCAATCTTTCTTCATGTTATAAGGATTTGCTTCTTGTTCCTCTAGTTTTTCTGCAACAGTCATATTACTTCTCCAAACGGGGCTTGTTGTCTGCAAGGTAGCCTATTTTATATTGTCTCGTCAGACTAATAGGGGCTTGTTACTTCAAGGTAGCCGTATTAACTAATACTCGGCATTCGCGTTGCTCCAACCATTTGACGTTGAATTTTTTCATCATCAGTCAAAGTTGTTTGTTGGGCATCAGAAGGCCGACTCATTAAGCCACCATCATAAGCACGTTCAGCATCATCCATCATAACTTGGAGATTGTCAGCACCTATTTGATCGGTAGCTTTTCTAGTGAATACAAACTCTCCGTCAGATAATCTAGCGGGTATTGAGTCTGATACACCAGTTCCGGGGCCTTCAACTTCTCCGGCCCCAGAAAACTCAGAAGCAGTCATTACAACCTTGTCTATAATAGCACTAAGCTGTGGGTCTGCTTCTAGAGCATTCTTTAAATATTCTTGTTCGGTAGGATCAAGTGTTTCATTAATCACATAACCTAAATAGTCTTGCTCCATCTGTTCATCAGGGAGCTGAGAAGCTTTGGCTTCTGCCATTTCTTCGGGTGGTATGTTTGGATAGGTATCTTGAGGAACTCCTTCTGCAGGAACCATCATAGATCCACCATCTGCCATAGCAATCATTCTTTTGTTATTGGTATGTGGTGCAGCCATTAAACCACCCATTTGCTTGGCGGCTCTGGCTTTAGAAAAAGCAATAGCAAAAGCTTGTTCTGTAGAAGTAACAGGAGATCCAGATCCAGACTTTAATGTTCCTTCGCCATATTCTTTCATAGTAGTCTCAAATTTTTGTTTGTTCACAGTACCACCCGTATTTCTATATTTACGTGCTATTGTAGCCGCTTTTTTAGGCTGTTTAGAATGTTGTTTGCCTTTTGCAGTGTCTTCTCGTTTCTTTTTAGTGCTTGCTGCATATTCAGAACTAGACATAGCTTTGATAGCTTTTTCAGGCAAATACCTTTCACCTGTAGCTTCAGAGCCTTGAGTGGAAGGTTTACCGCTTCTGGTTCTCCACTTTTGAGATGTCCAATCTTTAAGAGACTGTTGAGACTTTTTTAATGTCATCTTGCTTTTCTGCGTCTTTTATCCATTCATCATATGAAACAAGTTTTTTCTGAAGAGGACTCCAAAACAAACCTTTCATTTATAGCCACCACCTTTGGCTTTGTATTCTTTAGCAAGCATTTGAGCTTTACGCGCTGACCATTGTCCGGGCTTGCCACCTTTACCAGCAGCTTTAATTTTGTTAAAAAGATTCTTTCGCATTGTGGGTTTAGTATAATTACCAGCCTCATTCACTCTGCTCTTAGACATCTAAATTACCTTTTTCTACTTCGTAAATTTCATTAACAATTTTTAACTTTTCTTCGGCTGTAGCAACTTGTTCAATTAATTTATCTACTTCTTCTACAATGTCTGGATGTTCAGCTACGCCCACAGAATTAGAAAAATAGTTGTTTATGTTTACTTGCAATTTTTGCATATCAGCTTCATATTTAGCTGCTAGTGCCTCTAATATCATCAAAGACATATTTCTACTCTTTGGCAAAATCATTTACGCTATCCCGCAACCTCTCTAAGCGTTCCAGAGAACTCACTCTCCCCTGACTGCGGTACACCTCCAGTTCCGATGTTGCCACCGCCAGTACCCGTAACTCCGACATCTTGGCCTTCTGGAGGTACTCCTTCAGGGCCTCCCATATCTCCGGGTTGTTCACCAGCGGCTTGAGTTTCCTGACCAGCGCCTTGTCCAGCATTTTGTAATCCTATGATTCTAGCCATCACAGCGGCTTCTTCTGGGTCATTCAATAGTTCTTCTGGGTCAAGTTCTAATGAATAAGCCAGTTCGCTGATAAGCTTGTTGATTTTAATGAATGGTGCAATTGAAGGATTTTGCGCTGTTTGTAGGAACATTGTCAAGCGTTGACTACGTACTTCTTTTTGCATCAGGCTATTAGTGCCTGTAGCTTTTACTTCTAGATCTCCTTCTATGTTTAATTTATTATCTAAGAACTGCATATTCCACTGATAATAAGCTTCGCCCAAAGGACGCAACAGAAAATCGTCTAGATTTTTTATAACTGTTTTGATGTTTAGTGAGGCTGCACCTAAAAGCATAGACATACCTGATGCGGTACGTGTCATGCTCTGTACACCTGTTTGACCATGTGAGTAACTAGGAATACCTGTTTGTTCGTCTGCAAGCTGACGGAAACGATCAAACATCATCATGTTTTCGTTTGATGTGTTAGGGAACTTTAAGCCATTAATAGCTTGTCCGGGTACTCCAGCTTGACGCTTAAAGATCTTGCCCGGATATATTTCCATGCTTTGACCACCAACAAGAGAAGACTCGTCAACATCAAACACCAATGATCCTGACAATGCTAGATTATCAATAGCCATACGTGCATGACCATTCATAATCTTTTGAGAGTCATCCATGTTCTCAGCAACGCCAATGCCAAAAAAGCTATAAGGATTACGCTCATAAGGAAAAGCATTGTAAGGAATACGATGAGGTGTAAACGGATTAACAACAGCCCTGAGTATATTACCATTACATACCCAAGCATTTATCTGTACTTCGTCTAAGTCATCAGTATCTTCTGGAAGCTCCATGCCGGCTTGTTTGGCATATTCAGCGTCCATAATGCCCCAGTACTCTAAGACTTCGTACTGGCCTGAGCCATAGTCTTCTGAGCGTTGATCATCTTTTAGTTCGTGTTCGTAATGCTCCGGCTCATAATTAGGCCCCATCTGTAGGGTAGCGCGTATAGCATCCTTATCAAAATAAGGCATACGGGACAAAGCACGTACCTGCGACTTGTTCATCTTGTGACGATGAAAAGCGTATTCACATTCGTCCATGTTAGTCGCGTTTGGATCTGGAAAAAAATCCCAAATGCTAACAAACTCTATGCGGGGTACTCGTACTTCTACAGGGTTGTATTCTCGTTCTCCACCATCGGTTTCTGTCCAACGGTTCAGAGTTTTATTAAAATTAAAGGGGCCTTTAACAATACCTGTACCAAACAAT